GCCGTCATCGTACAGCGCCCCGTTGGCCAGCTGCAGGAGCTTGTTGCTCAGGGCCGCCGCGCTGGCCACGCTGATCTGCTCCTCATCCTCCGGCAGATCCAGGACCATCTTCCGCTCCATCTCCCGGTATGCCTTCTCCGCTCTCGCATCCAGGGTTACCGGTACCTGGTGGTACGTCACGTCCGGAAACTGCAGGTAGTCCTCCGCCTTCATGCTGATGCAGATGTCCGAGATCTTCTCCAGGATGCTCTCCTCGCTTCCGGGCTTCGCCCTGTAGTTGTATATCACGTTATTGCCCCTGTCCCCCGGGTCGAAGTACCGCTCCCGGAACTGGGTGTATCTCCTCCCCAGGCGCTCGCCCCCGTCCAGGAGGAATACCTGGGACCACAGGTCATTCAGGCCGTTCGGGGACGGGGTGCCGGTCAGCTCCACCATCCGGCCGATATGGCCGCCCATGCTGGCCAGCGCCTTGAACCTCTTGGACTTGTGGCTCTTGAAGCTGCTGCTCTCGTCCACGACCACCATGTCGAACGGCCAGGCGTTCCGGTAATAGTCTACCAGCCAGCAGACGTTCTCCCGGTTGATGACGTACAGGTCCGCCGGCGTGTTCAGCGCCCGGATCCTCCTTGCCTGGCTGCCGAGCACCTGCGATACCCTCAGCATCCTGGTGTGGTCCCACTTGTCCTTTTCCTTCGTCCAGGTGCCCTCTGCTACCTTCTTGGGGGCGATCACCAGGACCTTCCGCACCTCAAACCGGTTGTACTTCAGTTCCTTCACGGCGGTCAGCGTAGTCACTGTCTTGCCTAGGCCCTATCAACCCATATCAAGGAACAGCCCTATCTTCTTAACCCTGATTATTTGTTCGATGCAATGTCTCTGATAGGCGTGCGGCTTGAATATCATGTGGCATCACCTCCTTCTCGCTCTTCTCATTTTTCACAGTTCATATCTGCAGTCCAATGCCTTGCTCGTCTCCTCGTGCCCAATGTCCTGGAAGAACTGGCTGAGGCCGTCGAGCCCCCTTGCCACGAACACTGCCTGGCCCATGCTCCTCAGCCGGTCGATCTGGACCGCCTGCAGCGCGCTCAGCCTCCCTGACTCGGATTTCAGCTCCACGAAGTATGGCGTCTCGCCCGGCAGGATCACGATCCTGTCCGGCACCCCGTCATTGCCGGGGCTGACCCATTTATAGGCCCGGCCGCCCAGTTTCTTCACCTCTGCTGCTAGAATCTTCTCAATCTCTCTTTCTCGCATGTCAATCTCCTCTCCATCGTACCCGTGCCCTACACGCACGCGTATACTGCTATATTAGGCGCGTCAGGTAACGTTAGGCGTTATGCGTGTCTACCTGTACTTCCTATTAGTTATCTATATATAAAAAATTGGGTACATTGGGTACAATTACTGTTTTGGCCTGTGTTTCCAAGGTTTCCGGCATACCCAAAGTGTGCACCGTTTGAAAAATAAATTGGGTACATTGGGTACATGCCGTTTGTACCCATGCATTTCCCCTTTTCTTTTAGATTGGGTTCACCTTTTCGAACCCTCTTTGCGGCCCATATGGGCCATACCTCCGCTTATCCTTATTCCGCTTCCAGCCTTTGATGGCCTGCAGCGCGCTGTTAATTTCCATGCTGTCTGTCCGTTTCAAGTACCTGGGATCCCCGCTGAAGCACTCCGCCCATACTTCCATCGCGCATACCTTATCCCGTTTAACAAGTTCCGTGTGATCCGGAAGTTTCAGATTTCCATTCCAAAACTGGCGTCGCTGCTGCAGGTCGTAGTTATTCCAGTCCGATGGTATTTTCCTTTCGAGAAAATCCCGAATCATGCCTTCTTTCCCGGATGCTTCCCGGTGCCCTTCCTGCATTTCTTCCGCCATGCGCTCGATCTCCTTAGGCAGAAACAGTCTTTCGCCAAGCTGCCAGTACATGTATGCCTCCGCCCATACCTGATCCACCTCTTTCGGCAGTTCCTCCCAAACTGACTTTTTTGCCGGGTGTATGCCAACGTCTACCGGCCAGAACCGGCGGTTTCCTGTCGAGTCTTTTAGAAAATCGCTGTCGTTGCTCGTCCCGAAGAACACGCAGCGCCGGGGATATTTTTCTGTCCTGCGTCCGTATGCCGCGCGATAGATATCGTGGGTTTTCGATAGGAATTGCTTGATGACCTGCGTCTCCTGCTTTGTAAATGCCGACAGTTCCCCAATCTCATTTATCCACGTCCCTTGAATCAGTTCAGCGGCTTCTTTTCCCTCAAATGTCGTTAATGAATCGGAGAACCACGCCCCGCCAAGTATCGCCAGCAGCGTGCTCTTCCCAATCCCCTGCGGTCCTGAGAAGATCGGCATATAGTCATACTTGACTCCTCCCGTGACCGCTCTTGCCACGGCGGCGCAAAGAGATTTACGCATGACCGCCCTTGTATACGGGCTGTCCTCTGCTCCCAGATAGTCCGGCAGTAGCATGTCTACCCGCCGTGTGCCGTCCCATTTCAGGCTTTTCAAGTACTCCTTTACGTCATTGATCCGGTTCTGGCTGCTGACAATCAGCAGCGCGTTGTCCAGTTTCTCCCGCCCGGTAATCCCATAGAATAGTTCCATATAGTTGTAGAAGCTGGCATCATCCGCGTCCTTCCACCTGCGCTTTTCATCTTCATGACTCC